TGGCACGATTCCGGAGATGTTCAAAGCGTTGACCATCTTTACAAAATTTTTGAAGTGTGTAGAAATACACCTACAAAAAAACACTGGATGCCAACACGTGAAGCCTGGACCAAAAAATATTTGAAAGATAAGCCGAATAATTTGGTGATCAGGTTCTCTGCTACGATGGTTGACCAGGAGGCCCCGGCTTCATGGCCTAATACATCAACGGTGAGTACAACTAGCCGTACTTGTCCAGCTCCTGATCAAGACAACGAATGTGGAGATTGCAGAGCGTGCTGGGATCCTAAAATTAAAAATATAACTTACGGTAAACACTAATGAAAAAAAGAAAGATAAAAAGAGGAGATCTGTTGCCCTGGTTCCTGGAGGATCACAACACGCTCCCGGCGTGGTATATAAAAGATTGCCAGGAATTTTTTGAATGGTTAAAACAATCTAACAAGGACAGGAGGAAATTAAACTAATGCGATACTTGTATAAAACTAGTTCCGGGTATTTAATACGGCCTGAAATGTTTAAAAATTTAAACGGCGGTAAACCTTTAAATAAATTTCAAATGCGTATATTAGGCATTGAAAAATTCAAACCTAAGGGATGGCCAAAATTTAAAAAATGACATTTGTATGGAGGCACCCCAAATTTTACAAACGTGCGACAAATTGTCGCAGTGACGAAATGACGCCGGAAGCCGGATCCAAGGATCAAGCCACAAGCAACAAGCGTCAAGCTCCGAAGGTTCTTCGGAGAATCTCCGAAGCATCAAGCCACAAGCCTGCGGCAAATTGTCGCAGTGACGATATGACGCAGGAATCCTGAAGCGTCAAGCAACAAGCCACAAGCATCAAGGCTCAAGCCTCAAGCTTCAAGCGCCAAGCGTACTTAAAAATTTTTCGATTTCCTTGAAGCCCTGGACCTTTGGTTCAAGGGTCAGGCCACCGGATACAAGGTTCAGGATACAGGAGCCTTCATAAAGTTTTGGAACGTTAAGAGAGGCATCTTTAACTAGGATAAAAGTCTCCAGTGGGTGTTTCACGTGGAAGCCAATTTGGTGTGGAGAGAACTTGATTTTGTTTGTCTTAGTATATTTTAATTCTATAGTGAAAAAGTGGCAGTTATTATTATAGACCAATAGATCAGGAGTACCGGGAACGCTAAGATTCTCCAGTCGAATAAGGCTAAATTTCTTAAAATGTTTTTTAATTTCTGCATAGAATTTGGTTTCAGGTTTCATCCGTTTTTCGAACTAACAGACTATCCAATTTTCTTTAAAACCTTTCCCATATTCCATGTTTCAGCTTGTATAGTAAATACTAATCTGTGAGATTCTCTAAACCCAATTAATTTATTTTCCATTAATTGTAAAGAGGAAATATCATAAAATTTGCCATCAGGTAGACAAACTTGGACACGAGCATTACCTGCTGCATCCGCTTTCATCATCTTATCTAATACTTGTCTTAAGTGTTTACCTTGCATAATTTCTATCTTTAGACAGGGGGCCTCAGTATCAGCCGACTGGTTATCTCCCACGGCATCGTAAGCCAGACCCCATGTCACAACAAAGAGCAACGTAATCAAATTGTAGAACCAGAATAAATTGGTTAGAGTAAATACAACTTGATTACACTTGTAATATATATGATGTTATGCTAAAAGCAATAGCAAAAGGATGGACAAAATGACGCAGGCAGAAAAAGGCAGAAAATGGGATGGTAAATCTAGACCAACTAATGACGTTTATAAACAACGTTGGCAAGAAATATTTGGTAAAGAAAATACTACTCAAGAACTAGATAAAGATGAACAAGATTATTTAGATTCATTAAAAGAAAAATTATAATGGGTGTACCTAAAAGATTAACAGAACAGCAAATTAAATTTGCAAATATATTAGTATCTGAAGAAGGCAGAAAGACAGCTACTCAGTGCGCAATAGAAGCAGGCTATGCAAAAGAATCTGCAAGGCAGGCAGCTAGTATATTACAGAATCCAAAAAAATATCCATTAGTAGTTCAATACATTGGAGAGTTAAGAGAAGAATTACAGAAAAAATATGATGTCACTTTTGGTAGTCACGTTACAGAATTAGCAAAATTAAGAGATGAGGCTAGAGAAAAGAAAGCTTGGTCTGCTGCTGTTAATGCTGAAGTTGCACGAGGTAAAGCTGCGGGTTTATATATTGAGCAGAAAATAATTCGTACTGGAAAACTTGAAGACCTATCAACAGAAGAATTAGAATCCAGAATGAAACAGATAATTGACGACTACTCACCCATACTTGAAGGTGTTGAAGTGGAAGAACTGATAGACAAAGTAAGAGAAGAACCAAAACAAGTTGAACAAACTGAATCATCTGATTAATACTTTCTCCATTTTTTTAATACATCCTGTTGGAAATACATTACGTCCACTAAACACTTCATCTTCAGTGTCGTAAGTTGAAAATGTTTTAATCATTTTCTTATCTTTAGAATATAAAAATCCATATGTGATTAGTGTGGAGTAATTCATATTATCAAATTGCTCAATATGAGCATGGTCTTCTTCACCTGTAATATCAATCCATGTGATTTTATACAGGTAATACTTCTTTTTCTTAATCTGACAGACGATCGGTTTTCCCATAGGATTTTATTTTATACATTGTTCTAAACCAAAAAAACTCAAAAAGGTAGCTTTTATTGGCCATTTGAAGATTTGTTCCAGTGTGTTCCAGAGCCCTTGGAACAAAATACCTTAAAAAAATGCTGTAATTTCAATGAGATACTATATTGCTGACCTATTTGTTCCATGTTCCAGGGGGGTAAATTTAAAAAAATATTTTTTACAAATGTATAAAATAAGTTCCTTAGGTGGAACATGAACCCTGAAGCCTGATCCCTGAACCAACTATTGCCTTTATTTTGACGCATTTTTGCCCAATTCATTGTAATATTGGTCCACTCTTCTAAGCCAATCCCACATATATTTTTGAAATTCATTGCCAGACACAGTAAATTTTTGAAAATAATTGTCTTTAGTACACATTAAAATTGTACCAGACTGTATTTTTGTACCATAAACTTGATTATGCGCTGTTGCATATGCTGCAAGTTGCAAGAAATAATCAGTAATCCAAGCCTTTTGTTTTGGTCTATTCGATTGTTTAAAGTCCATAATGGATTCTCTACCCTCATAAACCCCTGCTAAATCAGATGCACCTGCATATAATTCAGGGTAGTACAAAGTCACCTCAGTACCCCATATTTCGTCCATAGAGCCCTCTAGGCCTTCATCTATTATAGTTTGGGCCATTACCCCTGCAAGTTGTCCTTGATCGCTTAAATCGGCGTGTCTTTCACCTAATAAATAAGACTCTATTATTCTATGCATAATAGAACCACGATTTGCAGCACTATTTTTAATATTTTCGGCGGCCTGATCCCCGACTCTTTGTTTCCATGCTTCTAATACAGCTCTCTTTTCTTCAGTCTGCGTTGCTTGAAGAATAGTAGTAACCGATGGTAACTTTTCGTTATTAATTGAATAATGTCTTTCACTATTAATAAGTGATCGAATTGATTCAGGGTAAGTAAATTGTTTGTTCCATTTAATCATTGGGTGTAGTCCTTTTTAAATAATCTAAAGCTTTTTGTAGGCCTTCAACAGTGTCTCCAAGTTTACCTAAAGCATTATTACAATTGACATGTACCCATCCTCTAAATTTACCAGTCTTATGATCGTGATCTAAACTAGGTTTTTTATCACCGAAGGGTAAACCACAACAATCACAGTTAGGTCCAGGTTTAGGAGTATTTGGATCTTTTTTAAGATGGATTATTGTTAATCTATTTTTAGCATCACAGGTTAAACAAATAGATCTTAAAATTGTTCTACCATATTTGTCTATTTTTCCTTCTACAGAAAAATTATTTTGAGTCATAAATTCATTACAAACTCTACATTCTTGAATCATGTTTTCATGACCAATTATAGCTCTGCCTGCTCTTTCAAATACATTGTATCGTTCATGTTCAGGAACGAGTGACTCGTCATATTTAACTGTAAACATTCGTTTAGTTATAAAACGTCCTCTTTCATGACCTTTTTTAGATTTTTTTAATTCCATTGTACCTCCTCAAAACTTCCATCAATTATTTTTTGAGTGAAGATTAATAATTTTTTTTCTGCAATTGTTATATTGTTATCTGCTCCAAAAAACATTTGCTTTGCTTGTAGCTCTTGGTTTAATGTGACTGCATCATCGTAGTCCATTTCATACCAAAATTTATCGTTACTATTTACTTCTTGGTCTGCCATCTTTGTCCCTTTCACGGTTGTTCCATCTGCAATCTATTTCTAAAACTTGATCATTGTTACCATGACAAATTTTAATTAAGTGCCCCTGTGCAGTGTCAGTGACCCAAAATTTTTTATAGTTATTTAAAACTATTGTTTTATTTTTTAAAGATGCGTGACTACCCGAATCTTGCAATGCAACCATTTTAGCTGCAAACTCATTTATATTTTTTACCATCTGTTTATCCTTAATGTATCAAAGTGTATTTGTTCTAATTGTTCTATAGCAGGTTTAGAATGTTGATAAGGTGCATCATGTCTATACCAATGAAAGATATAAATACCATCTGCAATCCTAAATTCATGGCCTGCGTCTCGAACTCGGTCCATAGTCATATGATCGGTTTGAAGTTGCATACCAGTTTCAACACAACCCCCTAAAGATTTAATAGTGCCTACATGAAGTGCAAAAAATACACCAGACATATGCCCTCTGTTTTTAATTATACTAGACTGATTCTTATGTTTTTTAGCTAAATACTTTCCAACTT